ATACTAATTATCTCACCTTGATAGAAGTGATTATCAGCTACATGGGCAAGCTCTATTATATGTCCTGCGCTGTTAGCTGTTGTTAGTCCATGACCTACAGACAGAGTAAGAGTGCGTGTATCTATTACAGTGTCAGCACCTAACGTAAGACCTGTTACCTTTTCTTGCAAAAATAGCAAGTCTAGCATTTCGGTTGCTTGATCTTGCACAAAAACAGCAACCCCTTGACCACCCCTATCGGTTGTTTCTATAGGGCTTACTATTGCAACATTTGCCGGATCTGGAAACGCATTATTACTCATTAAATTTCACTCCAATCTGTACCGTCAAATACTAAGTGCATACTATAGTTTTGAACGTTTATTATTTTGTCAGTTAGTCCGTCAATAGTGCCTTTTACAGTCACAACAGCATTACGCCTTTTTATGTGCACCTCGTCATCTGCCACCGCCTGAGTATCTAGAGTTACATCTATTGCGCCAGTATTTTTGCAGATTATTATTTGATATGGCTCAGTTGCTACACTTACTGTTGTGTTGACTATTTCAAACTGTCTTAACTCTAAAGAGTTAATCCTAGCCGCGTTTCTACTTACCCTTGATGATGAGCTAGTTATATTATCTTTAGAGTTGTCTATATCAACAACAGCAACATTAGTCGTACCTGTCACCAACTCCATCCATCTTATAAATCTATGGGTTGGATCACCATTAGGTTCAAATATATCCTCGCGCCTACGAGGAACTATTACCGTTTCATTAGAGACAGTCATTAATCAACCCCTAACTCTGGTGTTGCTGCGAGCCTAATTAAACTTGCTTTAACTGGATCGGTAATTGTAAGCCTTATCATTCTAAAGCTAGGTATTCTGCCTTGTCTATGCCATACGGTTTCATGCCCGTACTCACCTATACGCCCTATACTGCGACTAAACTCTGGTGAGAATGTTTTACCATCGTCTGAGAAGTCCATTCTTACAATAGGGTTAGAACCTTGACCTGTAGTTAAGCCAACACCAGCCTCAAAAGTAGCCTCAAATTCACCAGCAAACATTTTATTACCGTTTTGACTAAATGGTTTTGTTGCTGCTTGTCTGAATACAGGATCGCTATATTCTGTGTATAAGTCGCTTTTAATCTCACCTATTCGACCATCAATAGAATCACCGCAAAACAAACGCCCGTAAGCCTTCGTTATTGCATTTACGCGCCATGAGTTATCAGTCACCCCTGTTTGGAATTCAAACCAAATAGATCGGCCTGACAATGATGAGGCTGTGCCGTTATAAACAAATGTTTTACTGTCAATGCGTGATGACTCAATGGTAAATATAGCGAAAAACTGGCCCTTCTTTGAGAATGACATTGTAAAAGCTGATTCAATCTCTGCTTTAGTGAATTTTTGCAGTGCGTTATCTATGGCATCAGTTGAGATTTTAACCGCTTGACTGCTAGATGTTTGCCGCCAAATGGCAGATAATTCGTTTTCACCACCTGCACCAATGAATAAGTAAGTGTTATCAAACTTAACTACGCCATATTTAGAATGTGCGCCTTTTTCTGTGTAAGCGCCTGGTATTATTTGAAGTGGAAAATCAGCGCCACCAATATTTTTAAATACTTCAGTTGTCTCCGATCCAATAATCGAAAGCTCATCATTGCTCAATACTTGTGTAACTATTCTGTCTGGATCACCTTCAGCGCTGCCAAAGTCTAAGGCATCAAATACTAGTGGTTGATTCAAGTTTGAAACAAACAATTGCGCCCCGTCTGACGTTGTAAACACAAAGAAGCCACGGTAAAAGCCCACGCTGTCCGATGTTTGAAAGTCTGCATCTGTTATCTGTGTTAGTGTACTTGTGTCGTAAACGTAAGCGTCACCACCAGGCACAACAATAACAAGGTTAGTGCCGTTGTCTGCCATTGATACGCGAACACTGCCAGATATTGTACCTAAACTGTTTATAGTGCCTATCTCGTTAAGGGATACTAATTGATTGCCTAGCACAAAGTAAGGTATGCCATTCATTACATGCGAACCACGACAAGCGCCTAACCCTGTTTGAATAACTTGCTCAATGCCGCTAGGCTGCATCAGTGCGTTACTGTTGAGTGTTGCACCTTCTGAAATAGTAGGAATCCAATTAATACAACGCTGTGCGCTAAAAGGTAGGCTTTCGCTCTGGTAAAACCCTAAAGGGATCTCAATTGGAATTCTAGGCATCTAAAAATTCTCTGTTTTGTTATTGCTAAAAAAGCGCCTGTCAGTGTTAATATTAGGGCATTGATTGCCTGAGCCTAATGGCAGTGTATCTGGGTATGCAACTTCGCCAATATAAGCGCTTGAAGCCTCTAGCCTAGCAAAAGAATCATCAGCATTAACCATCAAGGCAGGAGTAACAGCTTTTTGGAATGAAGGAGCTAAACGAATAGCTAATTTAAATTTAATTGCGCCAACTGCGTTTCTGTCAACCTCTAGCGTGTCAGCGCCATTCAAAACAGGATTGTAACCAGTGATAATACCTAAATCATCCCACTCAGTCAGCATATCATTACAGCGTCTAATGCCTGATTGTAGCTCGTCACTAGTTAACGGTATTTCTGCCGTTTTAACGCCAATTTCTTCAAACGCATCCTGTACAACTTCTAACATTGTGGTCATGGTTAACCCTCTAATAGCTCTTTAACTTGCTCGCGTAAGTCTAACACTCTTTTACGTCTATCTAGCTCTACGTTAAAGTGATCTCTTGCGTATGCTTCAAGTTGGTTTTTAGTCATTATATCAAGGTTTAATTCGCCATTAATGCGATCTTTAACGCCCTCTATGGCCTCGCCTAGCGTGTGTACCTTGTTTGTATCTTCTGGATCAATGCCGAAGCTTTCAATCTTAGTAAAGCTTGCTGGCGACTCCTTCCAGCCTTCTTTGGTGAATGAGTCATATTCATTGGAGTTGATGATTTTTGGATCTTGCTCTGGATGGTATATCCACTTTCTATAAATCTTTGGCATTGCTTCACCCTCTTAAGTTTGCCTAGTATAACATTATTTACACTTAAATAAAAAAGGCTACCTATTGCAGTAGCCTTTATAATTCAACCATTCAATTAAGAGGTTGTACGAACCGCAAAGTCTGGGTTCTGAGCCTTAACACCGTACAGGATATCGAAGCGATAAATGGTCTTATCGTTGATGATATCGTATTGACGTACAGCACGAATAGACACATTACCAAAGCTTTCACGACTAGCTGTTGCGCCATCAGTAGGTAAGTCAAGCGGAGCCATAGCAAGAGTGATTGCATTTTCATGCCATGCCATGTTTTGCTTATGACTTGCGCCACCTGCACCAGTTTTAACGACAATCGCAGCACCATCAGCAGGAGCAGCAGCACATGTTTGATATGGGCCACTAGTGATGATTGGTGGTGAAATGGTTAACGTTGAAGGGCCAGTTGTTGCGCCAGAAGCAGCATCAGCAGTTACAACAAACGTTTGTAAATCACCAGTATCAACGCGAGTTTTACGGTTAACAGAGTTTACACCTGCAATCGTAATAACATCACCAGCCAGCAAGATATCAGCAGTTGAGTTTGTCCAACCATCTGTTACTAGTGATTGAGTCCACGCATCACCTGAAGCTGCATAAGTAGTGTTTTGAGCAGCACCATCAATCAATGGCGTACCTGTTGCAACACCAACTGTATGCAATTTAAGCGATTGGTTTTCATACAATTCAAACTTACTGTATCGACCAATAGAAGCCTCTTCGATAGCTTTAGTAGCGATCTGCGATGGAAAGACAGCTTTTAAACCGTCAGCTAACGCTAAACTAGCGTCTTCATCATAGAAAGCACACCAGCGTGAATCCATTGGCACGCCAAGCTTGGTTAATACTTTAGCAGCCGCGCCAACTTCTAAGAAAGTTGATGGTGCAGTGCCAGGAGTACCAACAAAGTTACCAATCTGCTTGTAAGCATCGGCAATTGATGATTCTACTTGTTGTGCTAATTCAGCAGCAGCCGGGTTAACATAACGTGCTGTGAAGTCTTCCACGCTTAAAGTTAAATCTTGAGAGGTGATCTCAAAGTTAACCTTTTTACGCTCTGACAATTGAACCGCTGCTGTGCGTTCTTCAATATCTTCAGCAGAAGAAATCGTTGCACCATCTGTAGCAGTAAACATAACAGGACGACGAACGTTAATTGTATCGCCAACCTTACGGAATTGACTGTCTAACTGACGGTCAACTTTTGCGCCCATTTGTAACGAGTTCATAAATGCCTTAAGCATTAAACGCGTTACGAGCGAGGTATTTTTAAAATTCTGAGCCATTTTAGTTCCTTAAGACCTTCACCTAATTGTATTTGCTCATCCAAGCTTCAATAGACATATCATCGTCTATGTTGTCACTTAGTGCGCTGCCTGAAGTTACAGGCTCAATAGGATCTGGTGCTGCACTTGTTTTAATTTCGGGTTTAACAGATATACTCGCTGAAATTTTACCTAACTCCATCATTGCCGCCATTGGTGACATGTTAGCTAGAGCATCTGCCTTGTCTAAGTTAGAGCCTAAATGGTAAACCATCTCTGCGCCATTCTCTAAAGACATAATTGCACTTGCAACGCCTTCTGGTAGTTCTGGTATAGCTTGAGCTTTGGCATTAAAATCATCTTTGCCTAGAGCATCGGCTCGCTCGTTAAATTTACCTAGAGCTTGTTCCGCTTCTGCTTGTTGACGTGCTTGATCTTCTCGTGCCTTATGAGTTACTAAAGATTCTTTAACTTGCTCTTGAACTTGATATGCGACTTGAGCCTTGTTATAAGCTTCTTCATCGTAGTCATGATCTTCGAGTTCTGGTTTTTTCAGAGTTGGCTTATTGGCTTCTAACTCGTCTAGTTTCTTTTGCAAATCATCAGCGCGCTTAGTTGCCGCTTCTCGCTGTCGCCTTTCTTCGTGCTTATCTGCTGTTATTTTATTAATGCGTTCTTGAACACCGTTTGGTTTTTGCTCGTCACCTTCAGGTTCGGTTGCTTCGGGTTCTTTCGCATCGTCTACGGTGGCTGATTCCGTGATTGGTGTTTCCTCTGGCTTTTGCTCTGAGTCTTGATCAATGACTTCTTGAACAAACGCATCAAGTGGATCTACCTGTGCAGCTTGGTTTTCATCTGACATTTTCGCATCCTATAAGGAAGAATTTTAGCCGTTATTTAAGGGCATAACGTAAGCCTGTGG